GCTGATGCCTTTCTAATGGCCCACCAGCATAAGAGTGTAACAGCCAAGGTACCTTACTGCTATGACAGGCGGGTTAAGGATGGATGGGAGGAAACTCACAAGGATATCTCTCTAACCTGTACAGGGGGTTGGCTGCAAGGTTATCAGCAAGGTAGCAGGAGTGGTGGTAGAGCGGGTGGTCATTATCCAGAACAGAGGATGTTGACACCCCTTAGTCTAGGTGGTACAAGGTTGGAATTGATACCAATACATGAGAGTAATAGGGATTGGATTTTCCATGAGGTGGTAGTCTAATGGTGTGGTTGTATATCATACTAGGAATAATTGGGTATCTGTATATGGGGAGAGTTACCAACAAATATCTAATACCTTATATAGCAATTGAAGGAACACCAGCTTCTTATGGAGAGACAGAGGCAGTTGTGCTAACTATGATCTTTTGGCCTTTTGTGATTATCATCTTTATCTTAATGTGTTTGGGTAAACTGCTAATGTTGATAGGAGGTACACCAAAGACAAAGCGATAATTGGGTATTGACATCTCCCAAACCAAGGTATAATCTAGAGAAACCTAAACAAAATAACAACTGGAGGCGCAATGGTAAATCAAACACAGGTACAACCCGCAAGTCTTAATCCTGATGATCTAGGTGCAGGTGGCATATTTGATGCCGTACTCACCATCAAGAGTGGCCTGTTTCAACACAACAAGTTTACTCCTGAATCTGGTATGAATGCTGGACAGGAAGTAAACAACTTCGAGGCCAAGATAACCTATACCAAAGAAGATGGTACTGATGCTGAGTGGACATACAGTGTGGGTGCTGGTGATGCATGGAATCCCAGTGCTGATGGACTGTCTGCCATACCTACCAAGGAAGGTGGTAAACTCTCTCAGTCCAGTGCATTTGGAACCTTCTTGACTGAATTGGTAAATGCAGGCTTCCCAAAGAATCGCATGACCAGCAGTTTGGATTCAATGTTTGGTACCTCCTTTGAATCGGTAGGTGTAACTAGGAAGGGTGCTGAAGCTGGCAGCAAGCAGGTGTTGGTAGCCAAGTTGGTGGTTGGTGTTCCCAATCAGGATGTTCAAACTACTGTTACACCTCCTACTCCATCCAAGCCTGCTACACCAAAAGCTCCACCCAAGGCAAGCAAGCAGGATACATCTCAAGTATCTAACAATGGAACTGGTACAGCACAAGAGGATGCTTTAACATCAGCACAGCAGTTAGGTGATTCATTTAGACTGCCTGATGTAATGGCACAGACAATGGAAGACTATGCAGAGGATGAAGCAAGACGTGATGCTGCTGCTGGATATGTATTCCAACCTGCATTCTTGGAGACTTTGACTGGTGCGGGATATACAGTTGATGGAATTAATGTGAGTAGGTAAAATGCCAGAAGAAGAAAGAGATGAGCAAGAACAACCTATCCAAATAGCTCAAGCTATTAAAGACTTGGTTGAGGAAATCAAGTATGTAGCACGCAAATTAGATATAACACATGAGCTAGCATCTGTAATACTAGAAGGAAGAATACGCTAAGGGAAGGGTTTTAGAGACAAGGTAGTATCGCTTCTGTAGGGGCAGCGATTCATAAATTGCCCCTACTATTTTTATCTAAAGGATGTGTTAATATGGTAGCTAAATCTAGGTGTCATCAGTGCGGTCATGCGCCCAAGCGTATAGTATCAGCAACCAAGAAAGAGACTAAAGATCATAAAACAGTAGAAGTTAGATTCCATAAGCAGTCGTGTAATTGTGTATGCCACATCTAGTAACCATACCCCATGACCTCTCAACCATTGTAGATGCCTTTGATCCACCTCAAATACGTAAACCTGGTTGGCATGTTACTGATCTAAAGAAGGCAGCAGATGCTATTGCTAAAGGTCAAAAGATACCTCAAGGTGGTTGGCCCTTTGAAGGTGATACCAGTGGTCTTATGTCATGGGGTAGGATGTGGGAAGGTGCGGTTAGAGATTGGATATGGAAGCAAGCACACACCCAATTTAAGTTAGACTTTAAGCATTCTTGTGAGATAGAACAAGATGAAATCATTGCTAACTTGGATGGAAAGCTCAATACATATTCTCAAGGTGTACCAATATCCACACCGGCTATGGATGTGGCAGTAGTAGAGATGAAAGCCACTACTACCAATGACACCAACCCACTAACCAAACCTAATTGGATGTGTCAGACTAAAGCCTACTGCCATATGATAGGTGTTACCCAAGTATGGTTCATAGTCCTACACATGCCGAGAAAGGCTGCACCAACTGCTAATGTCTACCAGCACATTGTTACCTTTGAGGATTGGGAGATAGCTGAGAACTGGCAGATGTTGATTTCCACCAAGGAGTATTTGGAAAGTAGAGGGATTAAGTTATGGACAGAGTAGCTCAGAACATCGGGTATGGTGTATTGCTTATTCTGGCTGTTTTAGTGGGAGTCTTTATATTCATCTCAGTAGTTAATATGTCTATTATTGCTATCAGCGAAGATGAGGCTTTCTGTAGCTATTCAGGAGATAGCGGTAATATTTCTAGTAATGTAATCTGTGTGGACAAGGAAACTGACAATGACTATTAACCAACAAGCCATCGAACAACTCAAAGCAGCAGGCTTCCAAGACACACTACCTAAAGCTCCAGAACGTGCCATTGTAGACTTGGCAGCAGAAGAGAAATCAGGCAAGTCACACTTTGCTTTAACTGGCACAGAGCCCATCATCTACCATTCAATTGATGTAGGTACAGAGGGTGTAGTAGAGAAGTTCCAAGAGGCTGGCAAAGAGATACTAGTCAAAGAAATCCTCTACCAACAGGGGGAACCTCAATCTGTTTATATAGACATGTGGAACACCTTCAAACAGGACTGGGCATTGGGTCTGACTGCTGGTGAGGGTACAGTAGTATGTGACACTTGGACAGAGATATATGAACTGGCTAGGCTCGCTAGGTTTGGCAAGTTAGAACAAGTACAAGCACACCATTATGGGCCTGTCTATGCTGAACTCAAGAAGCTGATACGGGATATCTATGATACCAAGATGTCTGCTGTTCTGATATCCAAGATGGGTAGGGAATATGGTACAACCAACATGGAAGTTAAAGGCTATAAGGATACTTGCTTCCTAGTACAGATGAACCTTCGAGCACACAGGACAGCAGGGCAAGACGGTAAGCCTGTATATAATCTGGTGGTACGAGATACTAGGCTGAATGCTAAGAACCTAACTAACCATATTCTAACTAGTAATGATGAAGTGACAGACCCAAGTGATGCCAGCAAAACCATTATTCAAGATAGCTTTGATTTTAGTTACTTACTCTACTTGGCACATCATTGGGAAGGATAAATAGCTTTTGACTACTGCTAAAGAAAGACATAATATATCTAAGAAAAAGTGGGTTAAAAACAATATGCCTAAAGTCAGAGAACTAAATAAGGCATATCGTATTAGAGTCAGAAATGAAGTGTTAGACCACTATGGTAGTATTTGTGCTTGTTGCGGGGAGGCACAAAGGGAATTCTTAACATTAGACCACATCAATGAGGATGGCAAAAAACATCGCATAGAAGTTATGGGTAGAAATGTTGGGGGTTGGAAGTTCTATTTAGAGATGAGGAAATTAGGATATCCAGAAGGGCTGCAAGTTTTGTGCTGGAATTGTAATAGAGCTACATGGACGTATAGAACGTGTCCACATAAGTGGTCTTGATATGCTTTATGTCACAAATGAGCCAAACGATAAAGACTTAGCCAAACAACTCACTCTTGCTACACCCTTTGAGTTGCGTTGTGGAGATGTCAATTTCATAGGTAGGTGGATAGACGGTGAAGAGATATGGATATGGGGTGAGCGCAAGAAGCTAGGTGACTTGGTATCCTGCATTCTTGACACTGGTAGATTATTGCGTCAGATACAGGAAGCACACCAGTCTGGCTTCAAGTTCTTGTTCCTTATCATTGAAACAACATTCCTCAGAGCCAATCCAAAGTCTGGTGTCCTAGAAATCAGAACAGGTAAAGGGTGGAAGGAATACAAGTTAGGTAGCATGTCCAAGCCTATCCAATACAGTAGAATCATGGGCTACCTCAATCAACTACGTTACTACTTGGGTGTCCATATCTACTATACCAATTCAGTAAGAGAAACTGCACAGGTTATCATGGGTGTCTATTCAATGTTTCAGACTACACCTGAAGAGCATGATAGCCTACAGCAATTTGTTACTACACCTGAACCTGTAGCATCCTTCCTACAGAAGCCTAGTTTGATAAGACGTATGGCTAAAGAGTTACCTGGTATCGGGTGGGATAGGAGTAAGGATATAGAGGCTGAGTTGGGTAGTGCTAGGGAACTATGTAGGGTGTTATGTGGTGACTATAGGGCTGGTGGTGATACTAGTAGGTTGATGGAAATTGAGGGTATAGGTAAAGGGATAGTTGCCAAGATAGAGGCTGAGTTGGATGAATAATCTAATAGGTAGAATTACCTGTGGCGATTGTCTTGAGGTGATGAAATGGAT